CCTGTATCGAGTATCCTTTTCCTGAGATGCTCCATAGTTTCTTCTGTCCAGTAGTCCGCCTGATCTATAAGATTAGATTCTTCAGGTAGAACCATTTTTAGTTTAGTAAAATTTGTTTTATGTTGGTGATGCATATCCTCCATCATAATTAAAAAAGATTTGTATAAATTTATGATATTCCTATTTACTTGAAACTCCATCATCTCATTTAATTTAATTTGATCCATATACTTATAGTATGATAAATGCTTGACTTTTTCAATTATAAATATTGAATAATAGAAACAGAATTCCTTTCCACCTCCCCGACTGAAATCTCTGAACTCCTAGAGCTCATGTAGCCACTAATGCCTAGGGTTCCTAATTCTTGACCACAACCGCTAATTATAACACTATAATTTTTAGGAGGAACTACGCAGCCAGCAGAAGATGATTTCATTAAATCTTCAGTAAATCCTTCTCCATTAATATCTAAAGTTTTTTCTCCTTGACTATAAACCATGACAGGGGTTACATTACCAAGTAAATTAAACTGCTGATACGATTGACTAACGCTCCATGAAATATCAGTAATAATATTAGATCCCCCTATTGCGGAATAACCAGATATAGAAACACCCTCAGGAACTATAGGTACCACAGTAGGGGCTGCAACACTAGGTGTAGAAGTGGTTATAATAGAACCATGGTATTGATACTCTCTACTAATGACTAAAGGTTCTCCAATAACCACGTTTACTGAAAAAGAGGATAGAACACATGGAGAAGGAGTTTTATAGGGGCCTAGATTGATAGTTAATTGTTGAGTATTTGATTCTATTAATGATAAGGATTTTGACACATCTCCTGTCATATAAGAGTCAATTGATATTGAACCTTGAGATGCTTGTGTGTTAAATACGGTTGATGAGCCCTTTACCCCCAGAGAGTCAGCATGCTCTAACGGCACACTTTCACTCAAATTTATAGTGTTTCCATAAACCACCTCGTTAGTTCCGTCTGCGTAGTTTATTACAACTGGAAAATTTTTATAACATGTACTCATTTAACACTCTCCTTCTCTTGAGACTGATACTATAGATAAAGATTCAGCGACGTTTGTATTAGGTGCGGAATCAAAACTCCTACTCTCTAGAAAGCCTACAACATCTAAGACGCCGATCTGCTCACTGCATAAATTTTTCAATGAAACTATTCCGCTTTTTGGCGAAAATCCAGCTGTACCACTTGGGCTCAGACAGATTCCAGAAGTTCCAGTAAGGCTGCTTTGTTCGAAATTTACATCTTGCGCCTGTGCCTCTATATCTAGACTTTTTGTCATTTCTTGAAAAGTGACTCTAGCAGGCTTTGAACTACCAATAGAAAAACCAACATCATAAGATTGGGAAAAATCATAAGTAGCACTCAATACTCCGCTTACTCCTATAGATGCAGCCTGTACAGAGCTTGTTGCGCCGTGGGCCGGCTTTATAGTGGGGGAAGACGGTAAAGGCGCAGCCGATCCAGACTTAAGTTGCCCGTAGTATTGGTAGCCCATCGACCCCATTATTAAACCAAGAGGGTCTACGGAAAAGTTAAAAGATTGCAACAGGGCGTCTTCTACCTTAAAGGGGCCGGCTTGAACTTCAATAAAACCAGTCCTGCCATAATGCCCAGTTATCGCAGTAATTTCTTGTCCTGTAGTTATATAAAACGATACATCCAAGGAACCTTCTGGGGCCTTAGCTGTTGCAGTAGCTACCTGATTACTACCAAGTGTTCCAAAATTTAAAGCAGATAAGCTTTCGGATACACTAATTGAATCCGCGTAATAAGAGCTTGTCAAGGAACTATCCTTACCACTAATACTCACGCCCATGTTTCTAAAATTCAAGCTCATTAGAAAATACTATCTATTGCTCCTGTTATTGAATTATAATAAGCTTCATAAGATATAGATAATGTCATATCATTACCTATACCTGCCTGTATCGAGGACTCTGTTAAATTGGCGTTACTTAAGGTAAAAGTTCTTATGTTTTCGCCAGCGCATTTATTTAATGCAATCACAAGATTGCTTAAAAAGTCCCCACAGATAACATCTCTTACATTTTTAACTTCATAATCATTAACTAACACTTCAAAACTTACAGAAGCTAATATGGGTAAGTTGACAGTAAAGTCATTAGTGTTAAAAGATTCTCCTATTTTATTAACAGGACTGCGCTCTAAAGAAATACTAAGATCATAAGATTGTATTGCGTTAGTCTCACCAAAATCAGTAGTTAATGAGATATTATTGGCAGTGGCTACTGCAGGGACAATAGGTGAATAAGTTCGGCTTTCAGAGTTTATTTTACCTATTCCCCCGTAGGCTGTTAAGTTGAGATTAGAGCTAGCAACCTCGCCTAGTGAGCAAGACGAATTGTACGAAGTTATATATCCTTTATTAAAATTAAAAACTTTATCGTATGATTCGTTTTTACCATAAACCAAATAACCACTCACTGCATTTTGCATTAGTCCTGTAACAAAGTCTCCTGATTCAACAATAAATCTTTCTACTGAAACTTCCCCAACTAATTCTCCCGCCACTTCATTACCAACAAAATTATATCCAGCCGCCGTCATTTGTTCGTAAGGTACGGACCAACTTCCATCAAAAGATTGAACTCCCTTTAGTTCTTGTGGAGACCCTCCCATTCCTCCGATAAACACCTGTTGATCGGGATAATAATTTCTGCCGTATACCATACCTATTCCTCTTTACACAAAAAAGCCTCCGGCGAGAACCGAAGGCTTTTTTTGTTTGAAATAATGATCGATATTACGGATTCCAAGCTCCGCTTGTGCCGGATATAAAGATTCCGTTTGCGCTATCAGAAGGTCCGCCAATTTGAGTACTAAATGAAAGTTCAACACTCTTGTTGTCGCCAATAGTAGAGCTCATGTTTTGAGAATCTAAGATAGCACCTTTCATTGTGTATACCATACTTTTACCACCGTCACAACGATTTTTCATTGTAACTACGATGTCACGCTTAATAGCTTCATTACAAAGCAGATCACGAAGCGCTCCTGAAGCAATTTCGGTTAAGTTAGCAGTAACTGACATAGATACCGCGATAGGAAAGTCTAACTCTCTAGAGAATGGGAATATATTACCCATACGTTGAAGAGGTGTACGACCTAATGGTAAATCAATACTAAAGCTTTGAACATTAGCTCCTGAAGCTCCATCAGTACCAGCAGCAGTCATGCCGGGTAAGATCGCTCCACCAGCTTGCAAGCCCGCAGATCCAAAAGTTATACTTACATCACCGGGGCGTAAAGCCGCAGCAGAAAGATTACCAGTAGTGGATTTAGGGATTTTAACGGTACCCGGTTTTGCGGTTCCATCAGTAGTAGAAATCGCAGGGTTCTGAAATCCGTCGCCACTCTTATCAAATCTAAGATTTGAAGCTTCTATACTACAACTAGCCGTAGGAATATCTCCAACAGAAGCGTCCATAGTATAACTAGTAATATATCCATTACCTACACCAATGACTCCCATGTTTAAATATTCACCTGCTGTATAAGGTGTTGCTTTCGGAAGCGAACTCGCATCCTCTCCTTCTGGTACAGTTAAAATATAATAATTTTTTTCTGCTACATCGTTGATAGTTGTCTGCTCGGCCATAAGCCCTGATACAGCACTTGTTTGTGCGTCGGTTGTTATACCCTGAACGGTAAATCCTAACCCGCTTGCCTCATTAAAGCCATCAACCACATAATAGGTAAAATCCAACCCAACTGTTGGTGGTTCAATAACTTCACGACTAAGAGCAGCCAGCTTACCAAACTCATTAATGTCCTGTCTAGCCACTTCAATGGAATGACTAACATCTTGAACACGATGTAGTTGTTGGGGGCTGGATTCTCCAGTCTTGCCCGCATAGAGGGCCTCACTTTGATAGATAATACGTTTTCTAGCCATAATAAATAAATGTTTAACCCTTATTACAGCAAAAAATCTTAAAAGAGAACTTTTTTATTCGCTAGGAGCAATGTCTAATTTAGGAAGTCTTGGCGTACTAATAGTAAAGTCTATAAAACCAATCCTCATATTACGAGGAATAGTAGTAGCAGAACCTGCTGTATCGTACATCTTCGAGCAGGTTATTTTTTCAATAAAAGCATAATTGCCATTATTGTCCATGATCTGACTGTAAATTCCGGTATAGGTATAAGGAGGATTTTTTATATGAAAATATTCTCCAAATGGAAAATTAGCAAAATCTACTAAAGGAACACAAGTTTCTGTTGAGTCTCTAAACAAGGAAAGCATTCCATCTAAACTAAAATTATCATTAGCTATAACCAATGCTCTGATATGACTCTTAGTATCTTGCATTCCTCCTAGAGCAAAAGGCACGTTATTACTTGAGTTATAACTTAAGAAAGATGCTGGTACTGTATAATTAGGAGTACCTAGGCCTGTTACGCTTTGTAAAAATGTTTCATCCTCCTCGGCAGAGAGAAGAAAATCAGTATTAAATAGTAGCTCTTCTTCTGACTCGTTTGTTATATAACAATTCATCGTCTTTCTTTCAAAATCTCCACTAATAGCTAGAGTAGTTCCTACCTCAGACTTTAATATAACTCTTCCCTTGTCAAAATCAATTAATAAACCTGTATTGGTATCCCCGCCTTGATCCACCCAAGAATAAGACGACCCAAAGGCACCACCACTAATATAGACTCCTGAAGGAACTCCTGTACCATTCGCAACTAACTGACGGTCGGGGCTATAGTAAGCTACTTGATTAGATGGAATATCTACATTCAGATTAGAATAATAAAACTGTTGGTTAATTCCTGTTTCTACAGCTTCGCCGTATCTTGTTATTCTATCGTCGAACCATAAATAAAAACTACTAAGTACCTTGTGGTCAAATTGTGGTTTCATATTCTCTTGAGAGATCTTTCTATATCTTTAAGCATGTTGGATAACAACTTAGATACATATTGTATCGGCTGAGAGGTCGAAGATCCCCTTATTTCCACACTTGCTTCGATACCCTGACCTGACCTACTTGTTTTAAATCTTCCTTTTTGCTGTGAGTAAAGATACCTACCAGCTCCACTCATTCCTTTTTCTACAGCTTCTACCCAACTTGAGGTCGCCCATGGTAAAGGACTTACTTCGGCTATTTGAGCTTCTGTTGGTACGGAAAAGGTTAAGGTAAGGCCCAGCTCGTTTCTTTTCTTTCTTACTGCCACCACTTTTATGGACTTAGCGAGCAAACTCCTGATAGGAGAAATGGGATCTTGACCACTTCCAAAACCAATAAAAGTAAAAAGGTTTCCATATCCACCCAGTGTTCCCGAGGAATTTGTTGCTCCGGGGCCTTCTCTTATCTCTTTCGTTACGGGATGATCTTCAAATGCCGCTAAAAGCTTGAGAGTTTCTTGTTTAAACTTTCTTTCAATTCTGGGCACAGCTTGCGCTTTAAAGGTCGGAAATCCTTTTTTTGCTATTTCTGATTTTAATCCCTTAATATTTATCCTAGCTTTTCTCATTAATCAGCCTGTCTTAAATAAAGAGTGTAAAAATGAACAGTGAAAGGTCCTATTCTTCCTGCGTCTGTTACTATTCGCAATGCTTGACCATCAATCTCAATATTAGTAGCCTTCTTGAATAATTCATAGCCAGCAGGGTCAATTTTCACCCTCACTACTCCTTCCCCTAAGGGCACATTTACTTGCGCTCTAGTACCGGGCAAATCTATTTCTTTTTGGTCTTGACGGTAAAGTATCCTTGCTTGAACAGTGGTTTGTGTAACTTTCGATCTAGTGGTTTGCTGGTTATTTAAGCGCCCATAAAGTGCGTTGTATGTACTATTAGTAGAAACGAAAATAGCATTTTCTTGTTGGAATACAGTAACAGGTTGAGCGAATGTATCATGCATATCATTAAATACATTACCTATATTAACCTTATCACTATCTGAAATAAGAGAGCCCATCGTAATTAGGGAAGATATGGATATCTAAAGTAAGCTCCGCTTCCACTTCCAATTACGAAACCCCCGTCAAATCCGGCAGTTTGAACCGGTTGAGCTTGAAAAGAATTATAAGAATAGACTAACTCTTTTATTTCTTCAGAGGCATCTTTCGCTAAATTTCTATAAACTCTTGATAGGTCTACTTTATTAGTTCTTACTATAGTAGTATCTCCTTCACTTAAACGAGTCCAGTCTGTAGATCCTGTAGCAGATTGGTTAAGAACACATCTAGCTTGCTTGGTATAATAGTCTGCTAAGTATAATTGAGATAATATACTGGATTCCTCAAGTTTAAATTCCGAGCCTGTGCCAAAACTTGTATAGCACAAATTATTAAACTGCCCTAAATTTCCCTCCAGCCATCCAGAAATACGCTGAATTCTATATTTTCTTTTTAACTCAGTCGTCTCGTCATCGAACTCATTATCATAAATCTGAGTAGCTACCTCCCCCAATTTAGCCATTTAGAAACCTTCTCTAGAGATTTTTAATATATCTGCTGCTGCTTGACTAGTAGGGTCCACTAAGGGTCTCTGCCAGCCAATATTGTAGCCAGCTCCTGCTCCTCCGTGAGATTTAAAAGCTTTAATGATTTTAGTTTTTAAATTTAATTTGTTCCCACTAGGCAGTATCCCTAAAGTAACAGCGAAAGATTGAAGATCTGTCAAAGTCATCTCTGTTAACCTCTCGGTCAAGATCTCTTGACTGGTAGTTCTAAAAGGGTTGCTTTGCTTGACCCCTAGTAATTCTTCTAGGTTCTTTACTTCGTCGATAGTGTTCGCCATATTACTGGCTCGTCCGTCAGCCACTTTCATATTGTCTAGGACAGTCCTAGGTGACGTAGGTTTTTTAATAGATTTCGCTTTGGATGTTTCGCGAACCGGTGTTTTCTTTTTTTGTTTAGGCATAGTAATAATTGGTTTTAAAGTATTATTATACTCGATTTTACACGAAATTCAACTTTTAGAGAATATAAAAAACCCGCCCCCTTACGAGGGCGGGTTTTTAAATGTTTTTCAGATTCGGTTATTAACCGTGACCTGCAACAACTACGCCGGTAAGAACGCGGTTATCGACAATCATACGACCTTCTTCAAGAGAGCCGAACCAACCCAGCTTTTGCTGACGGTTGCTATACTGATCATCAGCGGTGAGCGTAAACTCAGCGCCACTTTCAGCATCAGTTGCAACTGCACGAATCAAAGATTCGCGTGATCGGTCAATACCAATAACGAGGTCATCTCCAGCTCCGAACAACGAAGAGTTGCCCGGAACACTAGATGCACTCATAAAGGTATTCATGAGCCTACAGAATTTTCTGTTAGGTCCTAACTCATTGATTTCCATAAGTCCGATACCATATAATTCTGGCACTCCACCGTTGGTGAAAACACCAGATCGGAAGGATTCAGGAGCAGCGATGGAAGTTGTTCCAGAAGCTGCCTGAGCCGTATTTACAGGGTTGTAAGACATGGCACGAAGGTCTTCCATTGTTTCAGGAGAAACAATGAGATCAGTAATTCCTTTTACGGCTCCTTCTGCTGTACCACCGGTCCACGCAGTATTAATGCGTTTTGCTTTAGTTACAAGCTTATTGAAGTCGGCCAATGTGAATCCAAGTGTCGCAGACGCTTGGTCCATGACATGAGATTCCCCATTAGTTTCGGCATCAGCCAAAGATCCAAGGATAAGATTTGCTGAGGTAGAAATCTGCTTTAACAGAACTTCCTGAGCAACGCGGGTCATTGACTTCCCGATCACGTCAAGACGTGATTGAAGAGCGTAGCGACGATCAAAACTTACAGCACTATCGAGACGATAGGTTGTGAATTTTAATTCACTAGCAGTGGGAAGCACTTGGTTGGTGGGTAAACCACCGGGGACCGTTGTACTATAAACCTTAACATAGTCATCAGCATTGATATCATAATAGAGATCAAGTGGAAGACTAGGGTTACTATCGGCGTTAAATGAAAAAGAGCTAAACAAATTGCTCACTACAGGAGCTTGGTTAACAACTTCCGCAAGTACGGGACCCATGAACTCGGCCAGAGCGGCTTGAGCTTCGTACGCTATGGTACGGTCACGGGATGCCATCGCCTTTACAAGCTCTACTTGCTCGTCGGTGCGCTTAAGAGTAATATTCATTATCTTTAAAAGTTAGCAGTTAATACGAACAACAGCATAGAGTCCGCTTTGGTTAGCAACGCCTGTCCCAACAGAAGCTCCAGCAAATTGGTCAGTAGAGACACCGCGATTTTCGCGAACTCCAGTTCCAATTACTTGGCCAATGCTTTGACAGTCAGCAGGAACTAAGTCAGGAGTAGCTACTCCAGTAACAAGTCCAGCATTTCTAACCCAAAGGTGGTCTCCAATATTTACGTCGCCATCAATCGCACGAGGCAAAGAGCCTGCGCCATTAGCTAAAGTAATTATACCTTTCCCAAGAACGGGAACGGCTTCTCCTGTAAGGACGGATTGAGTTTCTAGCTTTTTCTGCGGATAGTAGAGAAGCTTTTCACCGTTTTCGTCCGCGAGGGCGGTTTGTAACAATGTAATCCCCAGAACGGTAGAACCGGACGTAGCGGGCGTTATTTTGAGTGGGACTGACGGGTATTGATCTCTCCCAATAAACGGATAATCAGTCTTACCGAGGTAAGTACTATCTGCGTATTGGATGGGATCAAGACTGAAGTCCCCAGCACTGACCTTGACAAAGATGCCAGCATCTCCGCCGCCCTGAACAGTATCAACTTGTGCGTTGACTTTGTCACTGGCGTACAGATTTACAACATCTTCTTCGGCGTACTGACGGAATGGTAGTAGTCTTATAGCCATAATTTAATATTTGATTTGAATGTTTTCAGATGAGAAGGCTTTATTAAACCTGTCTCGTAGCGAAAGTTCTTCAGCAGAAGCCGCTTCGTTATTGTTGGTAATTGTAGCGGAAGATTCTTCTTCTACATTTTCCAATATATCTTCGATTACTTCGTCAGAAGTATCCGGAGATTCAGTTTTTGTTGAAGCTGCACTTTCGCTAAGTGTTGAAAGGCGTTCTTGTACCGCTTCTTCTAAGCGGGACTGGAAGGCCTCTTCTTGAGTCTTAAGATGAGCTTTAGTCTTATGTTCCCATATGATGTCAAGTTTTTCTCTGTAAGATGCGAAAGCTTCGTCTTGATGATCAAGCTCAGAAAGCTCTGACGCGACGATTCTTAAGTCTTCTTCTCTTAACTCATAGGCTTCAGTAATGACTCCCATGCGTAAATTAAAGAGGTCTTTAGCTTCGCGAAGACGTTTTTCTTCTGCTAGTTCTCCTAAAGCTTTTTCTGTAGCCACAAGCTGCTCCTTAACCGAATCAACTTCGGTTGCGAGGATGTCATGACGTTCTTTAGCTTCGGAAAGGGCGTTTTCTTTTTCAGCCTTTGCGTTTTGCCAAAGTTCGTCTTTTTGCTTGATGGCGTCCATCATTACTCTAGAAACGCTAGCGATAGCCTCTTCAGGTAGCTTAGATTTAAGCTGGTCCGTTAACAGGCCTTCGATTTGTTCTATTAGATCTTTAGTATCCATAATTAATGCGTTTGACTTGTTTACATCATTTTCTTCAGAAAGGGAACTATTTTTTTTACTTTTAATTCTTTTTTGAACTGTATGCGTATTCCTTACTTCTATAACCTCTGCGGCTGCTTTGTCTTTTTGCAGTTGTATTTTTTGTTGATTTTTAACTACAACCCCCTTTACTTCAGCGGCTGGAGTAGCTGTAAAGCCTATCCCTAAAGGATATATTTCCCCAATTACTAGACGATTAACTAAGGTACCATCCTCCATCTTGCCTTCACCATCGTAAGCTTGAAGATATTGTTTAAATTCTTTTATCTGCGCTCTATCAGTAATTAATTCAGCTTCTTTCAAGTCTTTACTGCCGAGAGCTATGTAGTAATCATTAAACCCTATCTCCCAACTTGCTGATATCTGATCGTGAAATTCCTCTCCATCATCTGTCTGCTCTAACATCCTAGCAAATGATGGATTAACAACTTTATAAACTAAAGCGCCTAATGCAATATTAAAAGGATCTAATGTTCCAGCTAATTGTTCTGGGTCTAAAAGTTCGCTTGTGCTTATGTCGCTAAATGCGGAAGAGATAATATGACCAACTACTTTTTCTTTATTGTGTTCTATGTTAGTTGGTTTATTAATAAAATAATCACTAACAGTTAGGGCTGTCTCAGTATCTATACCATCACCATTTTTATTAAATTTATTTACTACTGCAGCATTGAATGCAACCCCAAGTAAGTCTATATTCTTACTTAAGTCTACTTCTTCTGGAATTAGCGGTCTTAATGTGTCTAGTGAAGCTTCGCTAATATTAAATCTCTTACAGCTACCATCAACACATGACGCTGCAATCTCGCTCTCAAAGGAGCTTATGTACTTAAAGGGATTATCTTTTTTCATAATTTGCTTGGATGCTTTAGTTTTTAAATACACAGTTTTATTTATTTTGGGCATTAAATATTTATCTACGATTCTATGGCCGAATTCATTATCGCTCGGGAAATGAACCCCCCTGAGTATGCGGGCATAACTTATTTGATCACTTATTTTTTTGAGATTTTCCGAATGAGACGGGTTGTCTATCTCTAACAATCTATAGATTAACTTACCCTGTAATGCATGCCCACTTGGATACGAAGGAGTTTGCGAAGTGTCGCTTTTATCAACATCTATATTAACCCCATGGTAGTCTTTTAAATCAGCAGGTCTAGGCCTATCATAAAAACCCTTTAAAGAAATTATAAAACCATCTAAATCTTTAAGTGTTTCTGTTATATATCTTTCGTCTATGCTTAAATCGTTAGTTTTTGCATAATCTTTAAATAGTCCTAAGAAATCATTATCTAGTCTTTCTGCATATTCAGGAGTGTACCATTCAGGAATATTTCTTTGAGATTGCTTTATAGATTTTAACTCGTTAGCTGTCTCAATGCTAGAGTTTCTATTGAACGAAGAGTACGGTATATCTTTTAACGAAATAAGCGTCGAGGGTATCGACGCTTTATTTCTCAATTCTTGAGACAATCCATAACGTTTAGAATCAACGTTTTGGACTGTTGAAATAGAGTGCTGTATCTTAGGTTTCAACATCAGATGCTGGCATTTTTTTCATCATAGCATCTAATTTTGTTTGCATTGTAGCCTTTTCTTGTTTTAGTAAAGCTACTTGTGAGCGCATTTTTTTCATTGCGTCATCCTCTTCCATGTTCATTGCTACCTTTTTAGTCATCATCGCCTCATCTTCTTCGAGAGCCTTCTTATCTTCTTTCTCATCTCTGTCGATGTCTTTGACTTGTTTTTTGTCATCTTTTATAGCATCTTTTTCATGCTTTTCTTTTTGACCCTTGTCATCTTGCTTAAGTTCTTTCTTGTCTCGGCTTTCGTAATTAGCTTCGTTTTTATTCAGAGTCCGATTGTTGTAAGGGTTTGAAGCTTTAGATTTTTCACTATCGCCTTTCTTGTCATCAGATTTCTTGTCATCAGATTTCTTATCGTCAGACTTTTTGTCGTCACCAGAATCTTTGTCGTCATCAGAGTCTTTGTCTCCGCCACCTTTTTTCTTGCGGATCATTTCTTTAAATTTTTCTCTTGCAGCTTTTTGTGCTGGGCTTGCGGCATTGGATTCTTTATCCTTATCGTATTTAACATCTTTTTTAAGATCTTTAGTCTCTGCGCTTTTCTTTTCGGATGGTTTGTCCTTTTTAAGCTTTTCGAGTTTACTATCATCATCTTTTACCGCGTCCTTGTAATGTTCTTTTTTTTCTTTTTTATCGTCTTTCTTGAGTTCGTCTTTGTCAGTTTTCTCCCAGTCTTTAGCTGTGGACTCGCTAACTTCAATTCCGCACTTTTTAGCGGCGGCTTTGATTTTAGTTAAAGCTTGAGCCTTAGCTGCTGCTGGAATTTTTGTTTGGGGTAGGCGTGCTAAAGCATTCTTAACATGAGCACAATCCATTATTGGGAGGTGCCTTAATGATCTAGGGACAGTTTTCCCATCAGTCTTTTTGCCTCCCGGAGTTATGTATGCAAAATCTGAGTCAGGCAGATCATTAATCTGCTTACGGCTTTTTTGTTCAGCAATCATTTGCTGTAACTCCGAAGAGTCTTTAATACGTTTAGAAAAATCAAGTTCCATAATAAAAGTGGTTAGTTATTGCTTTTTTACACAGTTTTTAGAGGTTTGAGAATCTTTTTCTTGAGCGTGGTGAACTAAGGCTGCAGGATAAATTTCTAATTCATGATCCTGAGAGGCTTCTAAGACTTCTGGTAAAGGGCTTAATCGCTCTATCCCTGAAAAGTCTTTAATGCACGAAGTTACTTTATCTCTCCACTCATCTTTGTTCGTAGATATAACTACAGTTTTACATAATTCATCTAATAAAGTTTTCTTGTCATTGGAAAGTCTTTTGACTTTATGAGAGCTACGCATTTCTTTTTGAGCGAACTTTAATAAATCCTCTATCTCGTAAACCACATCTTGGACTGCCTTGGTTGTTAGCTTTAAATTATCTCTACCGTCTGAACCGCTAGGCCTGCCCCGCTCTTGTTTTATCTTTTTGCTAGGTCGTCCTACTGTAACTGGACCTGCTCCGGGCTCTATACTTTCATCATCTACTACGTTCTTAACGGTTGGTTTTTCACTTTCTGGCTCATTGGTGTTCTCAGGCATACCCCCTCCTTCTCCGTCAGGCATTAAAGGCTGACCTCCAACAAGTGGCGTATAGTAACCTTTTTGGCGTTGGTCTATATAAGCTTCTTGCTTCTTAGGTAACTCTGAACCTTCAGGATAATGTCCAGTCTTTATAGTAGTAATACCTTGCTCTGGGGTTAGTATACCAAGCTCCATAAGACGCGTAGTAACTCTTTGTAATTGAACTTCATCCTTGAGATCAATTTCTTGAAACTTAATGGTTGGATATTTGCGGAACCCTAAATTTTGACAAACTAATTTTACTTGAGGTATTAAGAAATCTTGTAGGAATGCATTCCTAGCCTCTTTTAATCTTTCTAGAAAAATCTGTGCCTTAACTTGAGTATTGCTGTATCTCTCTTGTCCTACTACTACATTTTGTAAAGCCTCTTTGATATCCTTGTCAACTATTTCATATTTCTCAGGACCTAATACTCTATTGAGGTCGGGAATAATAAATTCAGCTTTAGTAGTATAATCACTCACAAGAACTCTACCTATACTCTCATTAGAGAATAAGGATTGCATGGCCTTTAGGTTATGCGGGTTTATTCCTCCCTTATCAGGAGTATTGCCCATTGTTATTAGCAAGATAACATTCTCAATCGTTCTGGTTATTGATTGATCTACTTTTTTGAGTTCTAGTTTCCAGTTCAAATCGTCCAATACAGGAAAACCGAAAGGAATAGCAAAAGGCTCATAATCTTGCTTCTTATAGAAAGCAAAAGTTAATTTATCAGGATCAAGCTCCATAGATATACCCTCAAATCCATATCCCCCCTCCTTAATTAAATCTTGAGTTTCTTTTGGTAAGCTTTTAAGAACTTCAACATCGTAGTCTGTTTTTGGATCCTGTAATCTTTCTAGCTCAAACTCGGACAATACTTTACGGTAGACTTGGCCTTGAAAATTCGTATTCCTAACAGTAGCTATATCATACGGATTAAGCAGAATATACCTGATTGGAATTTGTCCGGGCTTCATAAATTCAGAACCATATATAGTTGACATTTTAGCGAAATCTTCACTACTAAACTTACTGTCTAGCCTGTACATAAATACATTACCACTCCTGTAATATTCTCTAAAAAATTGATCCTTAAGATTCCATATTTTTACTTTCTGCAACCATTTGTCAATAAAATTACGAGACTTCTCTGTCCCTCCTTCTAGATAAAGTTCGGTATTAGCAAACTCAGACATAATATCAATAACATTTCGAAAAATTGGAATATTAGCATAAGCCTTCTGGCAAAGTAATATGCAATCTCTTACGTCAGCCCCAAGCTTTGTGTAATAAAAAGGGAGCATTCCTTCTCGGATATTCGCGTACTTCCATAGCTTTGGAGCTACAGTCGCTGAATTCATTCTAGTATTTGTTCTGCTCACGCCGCCCCTACCAGATCCCGTACGCTCATAATTTGCTTTGGCTGTCTGGGTATAGTAAGGTTCGCCCGCTATGATTGGGCCGATATTCTCTTCGTCATTTAAAGCCGCTTTCGCTAAACTTTCTTTCTCAATGCTAGGGCTAAACTGTTTCCAGTATTCAGCTTTTTTATTATATTTACGTTTGGCCATGCATTATGATACACCAAAGCAACCCAAAAGTCTACTAAAAGTTAAAAGTTAACTTTGGGACTTTATGCAAATACACCTTAGGCAATAAATACAGGAGTAAAGGTGGCGGTTTCTTGTGTTTCTTGGATGTTATGCATATCATAATAAATCTTAATCATCCAGTTACCTAGTACAAATGCGGAGTAGGAGTCTTTTCGCGCTTTTTCTGGTCCTGTTTGCCTTTTTAGATTGTCAGGCAGGTCAAATGTTTGAGTTCCTTGAGAAGTTGTTTTTATTTGGATAAGAGCACATTCGGATTTAGTTTTTCTAATAATATCTACTTGGTGCTCGACAAAGTCTATCATTTTAGCCGCATCACTTTGCTTATCTGAATCATCTATACGACGAAGAAATTTCAAATCCTTTATGGGTATCTTTTTGCTTCTTTGCTTCTGGTAGTCGTCATTGACAGCTCTCGCCCCAAAAAATATTCTTCCATGGTCGAAGTTAGATTGTAATAATTCGTTAGCTGTCCTGATCCATTGAGAAGTAGGTTTGCGAAGTATGCATATCTTTTTTTCATTTAAATTGTAATCCAATTTAGCTTTTCTAAGCCCCTCTTGGTAGTTTTCTGGACTATCTAGATCGGCAGAAATATTTCCTATCTTCAAGTTTTTTTGTTTAAATAAGCTACTCTCATTGCACGCGCTCATGAACTGGACGCCTCCATTGTAATCTCCTACTATTGAAACAATATTAAAATTAGTTAATAAATAATGGAAATAAAAAATATGATCCTTCATTCGTGCTCCTGATAAAGCATAGCTATGTACGAGGGTCCCTGAATGACTTTCATCATTTAATTTAAAAACATGTATGGCGAAGTCATCACTACTTTCACTTTCTGCCCAACTAGGGTCAAAGGCTAATAAATATTTATCTCCCGGTTCCCCAGCAACTTCAACACAAGGAGCATTACCGTCAGTTATAGTGCATTTAGCCATTTTTGATATTTTAAAATACCCCGAACTATCATCTGTAAATACAGCCCCAAATTCCCTATCAAACTGACTTTGACTCATACTAGCCTTAGCTTGGTTAATTAAATTTTGATCATATAATTGTCCCGGAGCGCAATCATAACTAAAATGCATAATAGTTCTATGGGCATTTCCACCTTCAGGAATCTTCCCTTGGATTAAATGATCAAACTTCTCATAAAGCTTGTACATGTATTCAAATTTATAAGAAGCAGAGGATAACATTATTAATTTATTATTAGGCCACGCATGACGCTCTTCTTCGGTCATTTTTCCCTCATCGATCATCTTGGTTTCCAAATTATAAAGTTCTTCACGTTCGGTAGGGTTTTCTACTACCGATAGGAAGGGGACAATAACTTCGTTATAAATTCTCTCAGGCATTAAAAGAAATTCGTCAATTATGATTCTATGAAAGCGAAACCCTCTAAGTTTCTCTCCATCCCCTAGCGGTAAGGCGTGGATTCGACTCGAGCCAATTTCTAGAGTCCATTGATCGTTATTCTTAGCTTTGCGGGTGACACATTGCGCTAGCATTGCCGCTTCAGGCTTTGCGAGAATGTCTTCTATTTTTTTGAAAATCATTTTAGACTGACGAAAAGATTTAGAAATAATGCCAATCTCAACACCTTGATTCATGATTGCATCAAGAAAGGCAAAAATGCCTGTAGTGAAAGACTTCGACATACCTCGAGACCAAACTCCCATAAAATAGTCCGACTCCATCATGGCCTTTACAGCCATATGTTGGAATGGAAATAATTTAACACCACTAAGCATATCAACTGCAAATGTAGTATTACTACGAAGAAACTTGTATAAAAGTATTTTGGCTTCCCGCTCTTCGAGAAACCCTTTCTTGGCAAGTATTTCGTCGTTAATCGACGAAGAGTATTTATTCCTCTCCTGTTGGGTTCCGTCTATCCAAGTCATTATCGCGTTCGGTTATTAAATGGACTAAAGCTTCTTCAAAGCAATCATCCGATAGTCCCGTAGGGATATCGGGTAATAAAAGATTTCTATCATCATCCATGTTTATTATATACATTAGAACCGAACTTATCAAAAAAATATTGCAAATCAACATTCCATAATTCTTTGCCATGAAAAAGTAATTTAGGAATAAGTAATTCGGAATTAGCTCTATTCTCAGTAAATACAAATTGACAATTACCTTTAAACTCATGAGTAAGTAATCTCATATTATGCCATATATAAGAAAGATTAGACCTATGAGGACTATAATTATTATTGCGCTCTATATTACTAATACTACTTTCAGTAACAATATATAAATAAGAATTAAAATCCTTTGCCCTCTGCAGCTCCCTACGGAAGCGCTTAAAGCCCATACCTAAGGTTCCCTTGAAGTCACTCTCGCTTTTGCGGTCAACGTATGTATAAGTGTAGTTGTCGCCACTCATAGTATAGTCGCCGAAGTCAAGCTTTAAGCTTTGGCTATTTTTAAAAGAAAGAGGTTGTTGTTCTCTAGTGTCTATGAATATTGGAATTTCTTCTATTGAATTTGTATTCTTAAAGAAGTACTGTGTTATACCTTTATCATATATAGGTTCAAGGCCAAGCTTTAAGCAAGCTTGTCCATAACCGCCAAAGTTCTGCTTGTAGATCTCGATGGGCGGTAATTTATTTATTTCTATTTCGATATGGTTAGGAGCATATTTTAATTCTTTTTGTTTTACCCTGTTATTTAATTGTTTAAGTATGTATTCTTCTATATCTTGTTTATTGTTATGATTATTGCACCATGTAATCATTTGATCTCTTGTAGAGAAATCTGTATTAAAGTAATCAAACTTATTCTTAAAAGGAAGAGGTTCTCCATTGAGTTTATTATATCTAGGATAATGTCTGGTATAATATTCAGCAACGATAAGGTCGTGCGCTTTAATGTGCTTGTGCAGCGCGCCTTCGGATTTAAATTGACCCTGACACTCTTTGCATGTATATTCTTCTTGCATTGATAACTTTAGGACTATTTAAATAACATCCTCTTTTCTTAAGCCAAGAACTCTAGCTTTCCAGTCGGGCATGGACTCAAGATCATTAGCTTCTTTTAAAACAAGTTTTTTCTGCATCTCTGCAATCTTTATCATTACTTCTCTCTCTTCCTCTTCTTGGAACATTTGAACAAGACTAAGTATTGAGGCATTTTGTTGATGTCTATTTTGAACTCTTTTCGCCCTATCTCCGTTCAGTCTGGTTATCAAGCTCTCCATTCGCTTTTCACATTGATTATATTCCTCGCTTTTTGTTTTTAATAACTCAGCAAGTCTAACCGTCATATCTCTTTGGTCTTCACAATCTTCAAACATTTGATTAAGCTTATCTACAGCTTTCTGAATGTTCATTAAATTAATATAATCAATACAGACGTTAATATATAAATTAACCTCATCAGAAGTTAAATCGGGCTTATCCCATGTCGCTCTTACGAACTCAGCTTCAAATAAATCCCTATCGCTTTTGTTTGTATAGTTATTTATCGTTTGAACTAACCTTGGAGCTCTAAGGAATCCTGTAAGTTTTTCAAGAGATTTGCGGGTCTGAACGGTAAGTCTTTCGGTTGAGAATACTTGATCCGTGCACTTGTTTACTTTTTCAATAACCTCATCCATTTCCCTGACGGGGATATATCTTCTTCCTAGAGCAGTATCTTTTTGGTTTACTTTTTCAGGAGCGTGAACTTTAATAAATTCCGCAACAGTTAAGGTTTCCTTGCTAAGAGGGGTAACATTACCGTCAGGAAATACAAGCCGAGTGATTTCAAACGCCTTCATCCCAGCATCTACATTTTCTAAAATAAACTCTTTTTGATCTTCGTTAAGATTAACTCCCTTAACCTTAGGGTGTTTAGTAGTGATGTATTTATAATCCTTAGTCGCCATATATTCCCTAACCGCTCGACCTTCACGAGAACGCCCGTCTAGGGTGGCGTCCATGAATGCAGACTTAGTTAGTTCGAGCAGGTTGGGCGTCGTTTGGTAGTTGTCGTCTATATATTGCTTTTGCTCTTCAGATAAATTTATCTTGTCCATAAAAAATGTCTTTGGTTTTTAATATTTTTTCAGCTTTTTCTTTAAATTGTTTCTTTAAGTTTTTGAGTTGTTTATAACCGGCCTTTCGTCCTTTTTCAGTAGTTCGATAGCCAAGTTTAAGTGCGACTTCTTCATCAGTTAAGTTTTCTATAAAAAGCATTTTATATATTGAGTAGTTTTTTTCACTTAGCACTTTTGCCAGTTCGAGGTTAAGTTTACGCCCCGCTTCTTCCAGTTCAAAAGATGAAGACTTATCGCTATATAAAGTATGAGTATGATTTTCTAATGCCACAGCCATCTTTATGTCATATGCAGCTTTTTTAGTTTTTTCCCATTTCGCGTAGAGTGGGCATTCACTGCATTGGGTTTTACTTTTTGTAAAGCCACATAATCCGTATTCCCCTTCTTCGGTTATGCCGCTTTGATTAAACGGGCAACTTAAACATGGTTTTGCGAAATTACTGTAAAAGTTTCTAAGTATGTTTTTTAGCTGATTTGATATGATGCGGTTGAGCCATGGTTTTAATGGCCTTTCTTGATCCCATTGATCCCATTTTTTATAAATGTGCGTCCTGATGATTTGTTTTACATCATCAAAGTCTATCCAAGCTAAAGAAGTAAGGAACCATTTTCCTTTTCTTTTTTTTAATTCTTCCTCTATAGTTGCATGCTCATCTTCGTATCTACTCTTTTTATTCCCCACTTACGTCCTCGGGCTGGCGAGCAGAAGAGCATTCAGCCATAGTAACCTTTAAAATATCTTCACCCTTAACGTTTGGTGGTGTAGGCCTCCGAGCCATTTTCTCATAGGGCTGCTGGGACGATTGGGTTTGCGCTGCCAAATCACCAAAGGTAACTTGGCCGGGCATTTCCCCGATGGAGTATTCAAGTTTTGATATACTGGGTATTGAGGTCGGCTCAACCGGATCACCAGTGTCCTCACCCTCTTTAGTTGAAGAAGCTTCAGCGTTCTCATTAAACTTATTTCCGCACGATGGGCAGAAGTTCGGAGCTCTAAGTGAAAATTCCACCTTAGATCCGCACTGCATACAAAATTCAGAGTTCATACACTTATTCTACACTAAATCCATGAAGAATTCAATGAAATTATTATTTTAGAGCTAATACTAGCGTAAATATCCCGCCACTATCCTAGCCTGATTCCTCATGAAGGATAAATCTTTCTCTGAAAATTGATTACTTGACCTTACGTAATCTATACCAAGTATGCCTATTATTTTTCCATTGAGCGTTTTTAATGGAACGTTAAATACACTTTTCACGCCTTTAGATTCTATCATATTCTTAAAAGCTAAGTCTTTTATATCTTCTGTCTGACTATGCTCAAAGTGTCCATCATTTATTAATTCATTTATGTAATGATGAAAATTAGATATTCTATGGTTTTGTGAGTTTTTAAACTCAGCGCTTATACCTTGATTTACAGTTTCGTAAGTACAGCTAAATTTTTGCTGGCCTCGTCCAGAAAAGTAATATTGCCCATTATGGAATTCCATTACATATGCTCTATCAGCTTTCGATTCATTTAATAAAAAACCTAAAGCAGTATAGACATTTCCGTTCTGAATAGTCTCGGTTACTACTGTATCATCTTTTGCTCGACATTTTATTTTTCTTCCTATCCATACGCTACCTAAGGTGGCTATGGCTGAAATTGCTGCTGCTAGCAAGGTGTAAAAAGGTTCCATATTTTCTACATTACACTAATTTTTTCTCTAGCTTCCCAACTATAAATTTCTGAAGAGGGCTTCTCATGATATCTTCCTTTGTGAATGTGAAGGCGTGAATGCCCTTTTTGACACTTTCTTCGTCATCAAAAACCTTAAACATATCAGAGAATCCGCTTTTGCCATTTATGTCGCTCTGCATGAAGTCCCCACATATAAAAAGCTTGCACCCCATTCCAAGTCTAGTAATTAAGGTTGTCAATTCCTTGAACGTGAAATTTTGTGCTTCGTCCGCGATTACTATTTTATCTTTCCAGCTAGCTCCTCTTAGATAATTTATTGGCATTGCTTGTAGACGCCCATTGCTTAGCATTTCGGCTTTAGCTGTGGTATTTTTAGGTAACATTTCCATTAATTTATCCTCAAGAGGCATCATGTATGGATTGAACTTCTCTTCTATATCTCCGGGTAATGCTCCCAGTCCCTTTTCAGCGCTTTCTATCACTGTTCTGACATAGAGCAGGTCTAAGTCTTCATTAGCACTTAAGTGACGCAAGGCAGCATAAACTGCCATATATGTCTTTGTTGAGCCAGCAGGCCCACTTACGAACATGACTTGGATCTCCTCTCCTAATGCTAAGGCTAAGAATTCCTTCTGCTTGTCTGTCAACTTCAAGTTGTTAATCTTGAAGGTCAATTTTAATTGAGGTATCTCAATTTTCGGCTTTTTTACCATTAACTTATAGTACACTCTTTTTACTTGACTGACCGTCTTTAAATATATATAATAGTAATTAGTGTATATATAGCCAATGAAGGACAAAAGCAAGAAAGCTAAAGTAACAGCAGAGGGGGATAAGATCGAATTTTGCTTGGGCGATGCCGGCAATACAAAATACGAGATCATGACAGCTATCGCAAAGCATCATACCATTTACGGCGCTACAGTATGGCTAAATACACCCTTACCTGAGCATGAGGGTAAAACACCAGCAAACTTAATGCTAGAGGGCAATTTGCAAACTGTAATAGACTTAATTAAAGAGTTTAAAAGTGAAGGAAGAAATAAGTAATCTTTGTTGGGAATTTTCTCATGAATTCATACCAGCCAAGCTGGACTCTAATGGCGATCCTCAAGTTTTAATCTTGAATGCTCCTGCGCTTTTTAGTAAAGAAATCCAACGCCGCTTGTTAAAATACAACTTTTATTGTAGTCGTACTATTGCCCATGGAGCCACCTCCTCGATAATGCAGTTTAAGAAGGCTCCTCTTCCGATAGAGAATTAATGCCATCGATTATTTTTTTTGTTAAATCTTCTTGCTCTTCCGGCTTGAGATCGTCATAATATTCTTCAGCTTTGAACACCGCAAAGTCACGGCAGACTTGAACAATCTTTTCCATGTTCATGTCGTTGATTATATTATTTGCTATGTTTAAGATTACTTTTTCTTTATTAGGTTCCATATGTTATATATGGTAAAGCGGTTATAGCTCTTTTTCTAGTTAAAACTTATTTTTTCATCCTTATCCGTCTTGGGCTTTTTTCCAGTTCTTTTTGGATGGTCGATCTTCCTTTTGACATTTTTCAGCAGAAGGGTTGTCTTTACAGTAGGCTTTTTTATTCCTTATGTTGTCGAAAATGTTAGAATCTTCCGCGTCCGATTCGTCTAAACTTTTTAACTCCTCTTCTTCTTCGTTACCTTTAGTTACATCAGTTACGCTTTTTTTTGACCACATTTTACAGCTCCAATATTTAGCTTTCCATTTTGGCCCCGGACTTTCACATTTATGTCGAGCTCGAAAGCTTTTCCTTCTAGCTGGATTGTCACGCTTGATTTCCATGTTTGGATCTCCGAAGTTTACTTTTACTATATTACCTTTGTCATTTTTGACGTATACGGAAAACTTTTTTGGACCTTTCGGTGTTCTGAATGGTTTATTTAATTTCTTGCCTGATTGAGCTTCGGCGGCAAAAACTTCATCATTAATTTCTTCTTCACTACCTTGATAGCGCTTTTTTATCTGTTCTGAAAAATCTAACTCCATGTCTTAATTAATACACCTTTTTAATAATCAAGGGATATAACTTTCGGGGTTAATACTAACTACTAAATATTTACCAATGTGCCTACTTAAATAAAAGGCTTGCTTAAGGAGCTTTCGGCGCTTTTCTCCTTTCTCTTTTTTTGCTTTTATATAATATTCAGCCACAAGGGTAGTATCTATCTTGTGTTTTATTTCTACTTGTCTTTTGTTGTTGTCCATTAGTATCATTATAAATTACTCTATAAATAAATAGGGGTCGGATTTTTTTGTGTTTTGCTATTTTTTCAAATGGTTGTATCTAAAAATGAAATTGAAATAAACCACCCCCCGCCATTATCTCAGAATAGCTTGCTTTGTATTATCTAAAAAAAGGGTAGGGTTTATGCTTGACATTGTTCTTGTTGTGTGGTTAGTTGGTGTGTTGTGTCATGTTATATCTTACACTTGAGTAAATAAATTATGCAAAGTTTTTTCAACAATAGCTTGACAAACTGACCTTTCTGCCTTACATTGTATATATGAACTTAACAGAAAGAGAAAAAATCCTACTAGCAATCGTTTTACCAAAACTTAAAAAATAATATGAGGAATTTAAAAAACGCTTTAAATAAAATAACTAGCTCAAAGAAAATGAGAAAAGCTTTTCTTGCAACTTGTAACGCAGAAATCAACACAGGAAACACGCAGTTGATTATCTGCTTTGGTCAACCTAAAATAATTAATAAATAATTTGACTTTTACCCAATAATCCATTAAATTGTATATATGATAAAGAATAGCACTAAAAATTTCACAGGCAATGT